GGATGCCAACTTGCAATTTGCCAACAACGAAATGGTACGCGCTTGGGTCACGGAAGCCCTTGAAAATTTGTGGGTCGCCAAAGTAACGACACTTCTATGGGAACCCGCAACAGGCGCCGTGCAACGAACGCTATATCAGTACTGGGGAAGTTGCGCCAGTGGCGGCTGGGACGAAACCACTTTGCAGATCAGCCTTAATTCAGTGCTTGATGCGGTGCAAGCAAACATCCCAGGACGTCGTCTGCATCGCTGGCAGGTCGGCAACATTCCATTTACAGCACAGGTCAGTGTGTGAGCACTTAATTGGACGTCGATACGAGTACGGCGGCGACGACTGCATCCACTTGGTGATCGACGCCTTGAACGCACTAGGCAAATCTCCGCCTGCTGTAACCGACCGTTGGTACGCCTTGACGCCGCGCGGCATTTTGAAAGAACTGGCTGTCTATTGTGATTCCATAGACGCTCCCGTCTACGATGGGGACATCATCCTATTTGGCGCTAAACCGCCTGAATTTGGAGTCCGATGGCAGAGTGGCGTCCTATTCATAAACCACTTGATCTGCGCAGTGGACTGGAAACCGGTGGCAAGTTTTACGATCCGCCGCTCCTACCGTATGAAATCGCGCTGATCGAAGCGCTTGGTTGCACAGAAGAGGAATACAAAATCTTCGTACGCTATGCAGCACAGCGTGCATACACACGCCCTGCTGAATACGAAAATATCCCGGAAGTAGTTAACGGACCTATTATTCCCGTACTCATTAATGTTGCAATCGGCTTAGCTCTAACAGCAGTCAGCATTTTGCTGGCACCCAAGGCACCTGCGCTTGAGGCGCCGGCCAAAATTCGTGGCAAAAAACTTGCTGATCAGATTGGCCCTACCCGTTTTAACCAAACAACAAGTTTCGACAATGTCAGCAGCCTTGCTGAGTACGCGCAACCAATTCCAATCCCATTCGGTAAACGTGGCGTTGGCGCTGACGACGCAGTAACAGGCGGCCTTATTCTTGCTCCTGCTTTGGTTTGGAGCCGTACGTACTCATACGGAAACTACCAGGCATTCGAAGGTATTTACGTTGCTGGTGAATACGGCATCAATACCCCGCAAGTTTCCGGCGTACGTCTTGGTACGTTTGCCTTGGATACGTTAGGCGATAGAGAGTACGCACTTTTCTGGTCATCCCAAGAAGGTACCAATTTCCCCCAAACACTCATTTCCGGCACAGATTCACCAGGTCAAGCCGTTGGCACTTCAGGCCGCACTGTATTTACCGCACCGGGCAGCAACGAACAGTTTGAACGTGCCGCATCAGTTTCCTATAACTTGCGTTCCCAGTTTCAATTCGGTACCGCTACGCCCATCCACAATGGAACAGCGTATCGTTTTAATTGGGAAATAATCAGCGCTCCGTTTAGTTCAACACTAGGCGAAGACAATGACGAAGCACGTTTCGAAACAAGAGCAAAGCGCCGCAAAATTGCTGGTGCTGACGCCGACATCTTGCACGACGACAAAGATCCCGGCGTTGGTATGCCAGGGGTGGGGCGCGCGTATTCCCGCCGCATGGGCTTTATTGGACTAAACCACAATGAAGTTCCAAATAAGCAGATCGCTACAGTCGACATTGGCGATCTCGCCATTTTTGAAATCTACGGAGAAGGCTGGAAGGAATTCCAAAAAGATAACTTTTCTTATAACGGAAAAAGAACACAAGTAAAACTTCAAGACCTTGCCAATAGTGCACGCAGCTGGCGCGAAAGAGCTTCTGACCTTTTAACGATTGGGTCGCGCTGGATTATTGGCGCTTGTGTTTGGGTTGTAGAAGATAGGCGTAAGGTCAGCAATAAGCAGACGCATATCTATTTTCGGTGTGTTTCAATTCTTGGTTCACCGACCCTCGGTATTGCTGGTACACGCACGATACGCGAACCATTGGGAGGTTACGACGGCCTTGAGTACAACGAAGAAAAACACTGCGGCGCAAACTGGTGGACCGTATGCCGCTTGTACATGTCCAATATTCGCCCCGTAAGGCGTGATTGCCGTGCGATCGAGTTCGGCATCAAATCGCAGGTGTGGAATCGTGCGGCAGGTCTATGCAACTTTAACGCTTTACCTACTCCGGCAAAGTTATTTGCACTTGACGAAAAAGATATCACGTTGACTACGCCTCGCATGGACAAATACTTTGACCGTGCATCATGTTTTTCTGTGTATGTGCGCCCAGTAGCCAAATACGGTGAGCCTGAACATCAATGGCAACGCTTGGTGCCAGCGTCCGCAGAAATTTCTGGCGTTTTTTGCGTTATCGGCAGAGCGCCGATCGATCAGTACAACTATTTACGCATTAAACCAAGGGTCGAAGAATATTACGAATACCGTTTCATCCCCAGAACTGGCACGGATGTCGGTCAATATAGTGATCGCGCTAAAAGCGCAATTTGCCTAACGGCGGAAACAGGCGAAGTCATCGGCGAAGATTATGTAACTCCTTATGGTAACTTCCGTGTTACAACAACTGGAAAAAAAGTTTTAATTGAAGATATTATTCCAAACGATGAAATGTTTACTGCGCCAGGGGATGAAGACAGCGACCCCTATCCGAATGCCAACATAACCAAAACAGGACCAAGCGCAGTTACGCAAAGCGATGCCAGTACGGTTCCCGCTGGTGGGCAGTTTGTTTTGAATGCGTGGTTCACGCACTACCTTGGCGAAGCGTGGGAACAGCAAGACCAAACAAAATCTTTCACCATCTCAATGACAAAAACAAATGATCCAAACAAGAAGCTCAAACTAAAAGTTACCGCCACATCGTTGCGTGGAACTATCGGAATAAATATTGGTCAATCGTATGTAGATCTGACAGGGTCTAAGTATAAATGGAGCAACGTTACCTATGAAGTGCTTGACTTCTCCGGCAGCTGGAGCGTAGGGGACACCATCAAAGATGCAGTAATTGTCTCGAGTTTTATCAAGCCAAACATATTCGCAGTCGGATTTAACACAGTAAATATTCAGTTTGCTTGCACAGCAATCGGAAACACTATTATTAGTGCACGTAAAGTTTCACAAGCAGAACGAGTATTTGAGCAAAGCTCCCAAGTTGCTGACTGCAGTCATTTCTTGGAATTGCAAAAATCAAACGACAACAATCCCGAACACGAGATCGTATACGTCAACGAATTTACCGATAATTTAGAGCCTCCAACTTACTACAACATGTCCACTATCGGACTAGCAGTTAAATCTAGTGGGCAAATTAACTCTGTAGAGCAGTTGCGGCTATGGGTGCCCACCGGAATAAATGTCTACCGTTTGATCGAGCAAGATAGAGCACCGAGCAATTTATTTGCCGATTTGGTGTACTACTTGTTGACCAGCAAAAGCCAAGGCGTCGGAAACGTGGTGCCATCAGAGCTTGTTGACGCTGAAAGTCTTACGACAACAGCACGCTTCTTGCGTGCTAACAAAATCTTTTTCGATGGTGTTTTGGAGGATACGGACAGTCTGCGTTCGTTCCTATACGACACAGCTTCACTACAACTTTGTAATTTCACCATAAAAAATGGTCGGTTTGGCATGATGCCGGCCTTGCCTTACGACAGCAGTTACCAAATAAGTACTGCACCCATTGCCATTGAACAAATTTTTACGTCCGGCAACATCATCCAAGACAGCCTGCAGGTCCAATACATTGATGCTGCGCAACGCGCTAACTTCCGAGCAATCGTTAACTGGCGCGTAACCGTTGAAAACGATCTGCCGGCCCAGGGTTCAGCCTTGGTGGACTGGGCCGACATTCCCGAGGGCAGTCGTGCCACAACCCAGCAATCGTTTGATCTCACCGACTTCTGCACCAATCGAGCCCAAGCTCTGCTGACCGCTCGCTTCCTGCTTAGCATCCGCCGTCGTGTTACACACACGGTCAGCTTTAAGACGGTACCTGACGCCCTCGGCATCCAACCTGGCTCGTATATCCGCGTCATCACCGAATCCACCACATACAGCGCTACCAATAACGGCGGCATCACTGATGCCGGCTCTTTAGTCAGCATCAGCAGCATCGAAGACGGCGCATACGACGCCTTGGTCTACAACCCTCAAACAGGCGACATTACTGAGCAACGCATAACCATTTCAAACAGCACCGTATCCGATCCTTCGTTGTACGGCTGTCTGTTTACCCTAGTAAGCCTCCAGGTGAGCGCTGGCGTCTATCAAGTCGAGCAGCTCACGCTTGACGAAGACGGATTGGTCAACATCAGCGCTGTCCACGTTCCGGTGGATCCCACTGGCGCTAGCATTGTGGCAAAGGACGTTTTGACTGAAGGGAACTTCCGGGTGCTTGAGTGATGGCTTTCCCTTCTGTATCCCCAACCAGTCGAGATTTTACGCCAGGTGACTGGCCAATCAAACGTTTCAATGCGCAATCCGGCTCAGAGATCCGTATTCTTTACGGCAATCAACGCACCAATGCAAAGCTGGTATTGGCATACGACAACATCAGCGATAGCGAAGCACAGCAGTTTTTAACAGACTACGATGCACGATTTGGTACGTTACAAACGTTCAGCATTCCTTCAGATGTTTTAACTGGTACGTCTGTCGCCATGCAAAATCCCACAGGTACTAAGTGGCGATACGAGACAGAGCCACAAATACGCTCTGTGCGCCCTGGTATCAGTAGCGTTACAGTGAACTTGGTGGCGGTGCTCTAATGGCCAAAATTTACACTGGCAAAGACGGTCGCCTTTTGATTGACGGCATCGAGCAAATCAAGGTTACAAATTGGACGTTAACCGGCTCACTTGAAATGCTGGAAACCACCAGCCTCGGTGAATCGCAACGCACCTACGCGCCAGGCGTACAGGAGTTCAACGGTAGCGCAACCCTGTTGTACTACAAAGACGCTGCTGGTCGCAACGACGCTGGCGCGGCACTGCGCAAAATACTCAAAACAGGTGGTGTCTCCGATGGCGACACCGTAGTTATGCGACTTCGCCTTGTTGATGGTGACGCAGCCAATGATGTAACACTAAACTCTTACATCACAAGCGTTAGTATCGGCGCCAGCGTTGGCGAAATCAGCTCTGCGCAGATCAGTTTTCAAGCAACTGGCGCACTACAAGAGGTAACAATCTAATGGGCATTTATCTCGGTAATATCGGCAACGTCGAACTGACCCGCCGTTCGTTTGAAGGCAGCAAAACATCCTTGGTTAATCCAAGTGACGTTAACTACGAACGCAATAGATTCAGCTTTGACTTTGCAGAAGGAACATTGATTACAGGTGATCTCATTGAGATCACTGCAACAGACAACACTAATCTTGACTTTATTTCCGCAGAGGGTTGGGGCGACGGTGTTCGGCACTCCAGCGGTAAGTGGTACATCCACGTCGATGAGCTTGGCTCTATTCGTCTGTACAACAACTTTGATGACAGCCTTGAAGGCAGTGCAGCCGGCCTAATCCCATTGGCGCAAATCGACCGCGATATCCCAATCCGGGTTGACGTTGAAGACACCTCCGGTCGACTGCTCGCTTGCATTACTGACTATGAACTCAACACCAATCGCGAAACCGTTGATATCACAGCGCTTTCGGACGAGTACCGGCAGCAATACAGCAGTTTGATTACAGGCAGCGGGCGTTTGACAGCCCAATGGGACTATGTAAACGAATTAGGGCAAGAGCCAGTCAATTACTTGATGCAACTGGTGCTACGCACCGAGATCGGTTCTGGCTTCCACGTCAAGCTGTACATCAAAACTCTTGGTGCAACTGCATCAGGTGGTTCGTTCTCTGGAACACAGACTAACGATGCGCTGTGGTGGGAATTTGACGCCCTTGTTACCAGCAGCGCCACCAGCTTTGCTCCTGGCGACATTGTTGTCAGCACAATCGACTTTGTAGCAACTGGCCCCATTAAGCTTCGTGCCAGAACGACCCCGCGTCGTCGACTATTGCAAGAGGCGGGCGACCCCATCAAGCTGGAAGCTAAGACCGGCGACGGGTATCTGTTGTTGGAGGACAGCGATGTCTAAAATGACAGCATTGACTAGCGAGTGCGTACGTGGCTGACCTCAGGATTAGTGAGCTACTACAGCTTGCGGGTTCGAACCTAGTCGCTGATGATTTTCTGCCTGTCGCTGATGTCAGCGCTAGCGAAACTCGCAAAATTACCGTTACCGATTTTTTTGGTAACGCATCGACGCTGGTTGCAGATGCAACTATCCCTAGCGCCAAAATCCTTTTTGCTGCCGGCTCAATTCCCGGCAGTGCATTACAAGGTGAAACAGTAAGTAGATCGGAAGAGCGTCGTGTAGGGAAAGA